TAGGTATTGGAAGGGTTATTTTTCTCGCTATCGGTTTCGACGGTTCTGTAATCCCTGCGTCTTGGGCCAATTTAAACAACGCAAGTACCGCACCTAAATTCATTTGCTAATCTCCTCTTTAATATATGTGATAAGGTCACTAAGTTTGGGCGCAACTGGCGCAGGTGCTCCGAAGGTTGGAAGTCTTATGTCTACACTATCTTTTATTCCTTGTTTAACATCCTCGCTTAATTTGCCAACTCTGGTTTCAAGGTCTGAGATAATACTCTCTGCCAATCTAACGCCAAGAAAACCAGCAATAAACCCGCCAATAACTATGGGCGTATTTTCATTTCCTAAAAATTGGCTCAAATAATTTTCTTTTCTTTCGCCTCCCATATATTCATCTAAGGCCTTTTTCTCAGGTCCTGTAATCTCCTCTATGGTTACGTCATCGGGTACAACAGCAAACACCATTAGCGCCTCTTCTTCTTGCCTGCGGGGGTTTTCCTGAACGCTACCGCTAGCTTCTTTAGATTAGGTGAACCCGATCTTAATCGGAAGCGTGGCTTCTTGGAATTGGCTTTAACGTATTTGTTCCAGGCGCTTAGTTTGCGCTTTGGTTTTGACCTTCGAGGTTGTCCAGGTGCTGGACGTGCAATTCCACGACCCTTCAGAAGCGCTATTTCATCATATATCAAATCATACGCCTCTCCTATATCCATGTCTCCTCGTTTGTATTCATATAATATCTCGAATACTTCACCTCTAGCTCTTAATCTGGGCATTATTGCACCTCTTTACCCTCTAATACAACTGTCATGGACCCTGTTGGGCCCGTTGCCACCATTTTCATCCCTGTATTGGGTGGGATTGTATAGTATAGATTGGGGAATTGGGGCCCGATCCCTGCGTCAATGATTAAGAACTTGGAGACATGTAATGCCTCTTCGTTCCCTTGGAGTGACCAGGACAAAACATCACCAGCAGAACATCCTGAATAGTCGAAAGACACGTTGGTGACTACTGTATAATATCTGTTCGGAGAGATAAAATCCAGTAGTGTCGTGCCACCTGCGGTTAAAAATTCCTGACCACTCCAGGCAAACATGTGGTCACCAAAAAAGTTAAGGCTCGGCCCCGTTGAAAGTGTCATTTATAGATCCGACCAGTAATCAGAGCACTTCCGTTATGATTACCACTTGACCCCCATTTTACTTGCACCCTCGTATATGGTGGCAATAAAATATCCAAGCGATTAATTTTGGCTTCGTGACTTGAACCTTCCAGAAGCGTCATTACTACCTGTTCGTTGAATAGCATTTCAAAATATATCGAAGCTGAACCCGAAGAGTTATTAGTAAAATCTAACTTTCCAACCAAGTAATTACTCCCAGTTGTAAAATCAAATAATGTAGAGTCAGGACCGGCGCTCGATGCATCAGCAACCACACCAGAGTTTCCCCAGGCATGCCTGCCAATTATATTAAGTTCTTTGCCGACTGAAGCTGTATATTGCGGTCCATAACCAACGCCTTCAGGCATTGATTAATTACTCGAATTGAATCGTGCAGCTTGCGTCGATTGTTGCTGCAGTTGTTACAGCGACCTGAATATCCAGGGTATTACCAGAAGTCACGCCCAAAGCGGTCTTTTCCTGTGTAACACAATTAGCTACTCCAGTACCACCACTTGCGGCTTGTGCGATTGCAGGTCCCATAAACGTGGCGTCGCCCTCTTGAAGCGCCGTACCCGTTAATTTAAATCCTGTACACAGATCCGCACCAGTTCCAACGGTACTAACTCCCATGGAAATAGAACTTATTTGCGATACTCCAGAAGGCACAACCAGGGAAAGCCCCGATGATGCAAACTGACTGGTCATGCTTTGGAACGATGTGGTTGCGCTTAACGCTGCACTCGTACGTGTTACGACAATTGACATAGGTATTTTATCCTCCAAACGCGTCTTTAACTGGTGTCATAGCGCGAATTTTTATGGGCCCCAAGGACGCCAAAACGGGCGAACCTCGAGAAAAGGAACGTACTGCAGCCTTGGCCAAAAATGCCCCCACTAAAGTTTTAGTGATTGCTTTCTTATTGGACTGTGCCGACTTTGATAAAGTTGTTAAACCTGTGTTCAGATCTCCAGCTAGGAAAGACTTTGCGGCTGAACCCGCATTAGTCTGTGTTAAAAGAGCTAAAGCAGCCCCAGTTTCTATTACATTAATTCCAAATTGGCGAGAAGGTTTCCTTCTGGCTCTGCCTCGGCGTCTTACCATGCCCCTCTTAGGGGAATTACCTATTTAACTATTCTGGTTTTACTCTTCACACACTGGACATGGATATTGATTACCTGTGACATAGTCAATCTGCCATTCATGTTCACACTTTTTACACCTTAGAATAGCTTGTCGCTGCCAGGACATTAGGCTTTCACTCCTTTACAGAAGTCACCATCACTAAGAGTGTAACAACTTTTATTTTTAAGGTCATTAGATACACCACAGACTGAACAAGTCCAGGTTGTATAGTCTCTTTTTAGATTGGTTAACATAGCATTGATAATATAGGATTCTTTCTTTCCCTCTTTCTCTGCATGATCAGCTAACCAGACATAGAGTTCATGGTCAATGGTGAAGGTCTTTCCGACTTTGCCCATTATTCTAGCCTCAATGTCTTCTGATTCCACCTTAACCTATTTTTACATTCATTACAATACCATTCTTGAGGCCGTGTGTTTACTACAACGCTTAGTTCATTATGTTTACAAATCATTTATCTCTCCAGACCAAGAATAGGGAACCCCTATAAATAATATTACAATTTTAGTAAAAAAGAAGAAGAAGAAGAAGAAGAAAAAAAAGTGTTCTAGAACCCTACGTACCTAGTAAAAGGGGTAATTGTAATATTATTCTGGCTATTTTAGGCCTAGTCCAGGGCCCTTCTGGGGCTGTTTTACCCCTACTTCGGGGCTATTCTGGGTGTTTAGTAGGCCTTCTAAGCCGCTTCTTTTCATTAACATCTCTGCAACCAGGCCCATGATGGGGCTTTCCTTGGTTATCGCATTGATTGTACTTTGGCCTGTCGATTCATCTATTTTTTTACTGGCTGCACCCAGGGAACCAAAAAAAGAATGTTGGAAAGTTTCCAGCATTCCGTGAGTCCGTTCTTCTATCTCATCTACTATCGGTTCCAGGATGATTAAGAGATCCTCATCACTATCTGGAGATTTCGCCCATTCAACCCATTTATCTTTTGATAATTTAGCGATGTAATGACTTATTCCAAAATAGAATAATGACCAGGCGATAAAGTAACCCAAAAGTTCTAAAGCTGAAATAACCACTAAAGACCTTTTGGTCTAAGACCTAAACGTGATGGTCCACCAATCTCCAGGGCTTGTTCATATGTTAGCGTAGGTATTGGAAGGGTTATTTTTCTCGCTATCGGTTTCGACGGTTCTGTAATCCCTGCGTCTTGGGCCAATTTAAACAACGCAAGTACCGCACCTAAATTCATTTGCTAATCTCCTCTTTAATATATGTGATAAGGTCACTAAG